TTGAATTCTTGGGCGAACGTAGTTTTCATCAATAACTCCTTCTGCTCCAACGAGCATCTGGAGCCAACTTTGAATCATTAGAGTCTCTTCGAATGTATTTCCAACTCTTGAGAGTAGAGAAGAGCCATCCTTTAAGACTTTCGCTCCTTCTGCCCATAACCATGCAGCAGCTTTAGCTCCTAATAAATCAAGAGTGGTTTGCGTAATCTGTCTTTCGCCGATGGGATAAAGAAGGTTGTAGACAGGACGCAATTTATTGGTTGAAACCCTAAAACGAAGAATTGGAGTCGAATTACCGCTTGATCTTGCTTTTGTTTTATAGGGAACAATTTTTGCCTTTGTGAAAATAAATTGATTAAATTCCTTAACTTTTTCCTCTAGAAAAGCAGACTCGGTCGCACCAGCTACAAGTGTGAGTTGTATGTAACCACCGCTAGGAGTGCGATATGCGACAAGACTTCCATCTGCTATTAATAATCCGAGGATTCCGCGAACGTCGGTAGCCTCCAATAGTTTTACCCTATGAGATGTATTTATGATATAGACAACACACATTAGGTGTGTCTTGTTCCTTATAAGTTTCGGAGTTATAAATCCCTATGTGGATTGATAATGATTCAGTCGTAAGACTCTAGGATCATTTAAAACTGGATGAACTGCTGGAAACCTAAGTCGAGAGATAAGGCAATCAGCAGCCAAGCTAGAGATACATCTCTAGAAGGTTCACAGACTACCTGAGAGATACAGTTCTCTTAATAACAGGCAAGAGCGTCCAGCTAAGTCGGAAGACTTTAAGACTAAAGTTTTTGATTTAGATGATATAGTCGGTGCCCTTAGAAATAAGGGAGTTTCACGTTCCAAAACTACTGGGAGCAGAGCTTTATAGGCCCCATCCAGGTTACATAATCGAGATGGCTGTAGAGCCCGTAGTGGTGCATGATTTTTCCAAGCAACCTGGACAGACCGTGCAACTCGACCGTTATAGATTCTGGGGAAATCCTGGCAACAAGGATTCCAGAGAACGTACAGCGGATCAAACACTCGGAACTGCTTCAAGTAGAAATATTGTTAAAGACAAGGTTCTAGTGAACCTTAAGGAGTACACAGGTCCAGCAGATCCAGGCGATGCAACTTCACCTTCAACCTTTAAGGTTGCTCGTGAAACATTGTTAACTGCACAACGCCTACTCCTAGATACTGGTAATCTCAACGTTTTTCACCAGTCAATTGGTAGTCTGACTCTCTTGGACGACTACAGACGTTGGAGAGATAGAGTATTCGCAGATGAGCTATTTAAAGCTGAAGCGAATGGTAATTCATCCGATGCACAGGGTGGATACTACTTCCCAGGTGGAAGTGCTAAAGCAGCAGGAAACCCAGTCTTCACCTATGGAGCTAACGTTTCAGCTAAGTTCGATGTCAAGACAGACCTTCTTCAGGTCGTCAAAGACATGCGTAAGAGAAACGTTCCGACTTTCTCAGACGGCTACTACAGATGCATAGCGGATCCGACCGCCATGATGCATCTGAGGCAGAACGACGCGTTCAGAGAAATCGCACGATATGCAGGCAATGGGATGGTCAATCCTATGTCTCCAGAGCAGGCTCCTAACGCTAACTTCTTCCAGGGCATGGGCCCAGCATACGGACAAGCTGGTTTCGTAGCTGGACAACCTGTCATGCCAACAGGCTTCCTGTTCGAGGGAGTCAGATGGTTCGAGTCAACCAACTTACCTGAAAAGACTATCAATGCAAATATTGCGGTTGACGCAGCAAATGCTGGTGCAGCTAATTACAATATTGCTCCAATGTTATTCTTTGGACCACAGGCAGTTGGCGTAGGAATTGGTGGCAATAATGCCCAAATCTTATTAAACAATAATGATGACTTTTCACGCTTCATCATTATGATTTGGTCACTCTTTGCTGGTTTTGAAATCCTTAATAAGGACTTCATAACTGTTGCTTACTCATTCGTATATTGAGGAGGTAACTAACAATTATGGCTAAAAAGATTTATCCTGGCAACTGGGTCACAGCACTCAGTAGTTATCAAGGGCAGCCAGTGGTGGCGTGTCCAGGTAGAGTGTACTACCACAAAGTTGGTTATGCATTAGTTGACGCTACAGGCGGAACTGAGTTTGCAATAACCATCCCTAGTCCAGATATGCGAGCTGATGATAAGGTTCGTGCAAATATCACTGGATTAACAATTCCAGCAGGCGCATCTGTATACCACGTAGGTATTCGTGTTCCTGACATGAGGAAGAACAAAGATGCTGGCACAGCAGCATCAGGTCTTGTCGGTACAAACACAGACACCATCGCAGTTAAAGATGCAGCAGCATCCGCTGCGGGTAGCATCACAACTACTGTTGTTTCTTCTCCTACCATTGCAGTTGCTAGTACAACTATTGCACCAGCATCCGCAAAGAAAGGAATCGTAACCGCAGCAGTTCTTGCAGGAGCAGAGACTCTCAAGGTTTATGTTCGTAATGCAGCAGGCAACGGTGCAGGAAGTGCTTTAACTTCTACGCAAACTGGTGGTACTCCAATCATTGTTGAAGTATCTTATTTCGTCGATGATGAAGTAGCTGATGTAGATAGTACTTTTATTCCTTACATCACAGAGACCTAAATCACTAGGTTTCTCACTACAATAAAGGCATCTCAAAAGGGATGCCTTTTTTAATTTATGGCGTTATATCAAAATCAAAAGAACGGTCAGGTCGTCGAGTTCATTGGACATCACGACAAAGACTGGGCAATGGTGAAGAATGCAACAGGTGTTGTTCAGTATGTTGCTTTGAATGATTTAGTTTCATACGAAGCAGGTAAAGGACGTACAGGTCAAACCATTGAAACTCCTGATATCCTCAAGAAAGAGGATGAAGACAAGATTCCAGAAGCAGTCATACCTTTAGATACAAGATTGAATCTAAACGTGACCACTGCTGAAGCATTAGCCAAGCAAGTTAAAGGTATTGGTTACGCAACAGCAAAGAAAATTGTTGAATTACGACTCTCGTTACCTGGAGAAAGATTTAAAAACTTAGAGCAACTAAGAAAGATCAGCAGGGTTGATTGGGATGAAGTATTCAAAGAAGATTTAATCTATATCTCGTAGCTCCTAGAATAAAGCGAAAGTCATCTTTTCTGTCGATTGGAACTTAACGACTACGACAAAAGCCGTACGCGGTTCCATCTTGGCTACAACACTGGCGCGAATTTACCAGCAGGTGATATCGCTCGTCTTGAAGAGGCGATGGCAAGAGTCCCTGACAGTTACTTCTTTGAAAGAATTGTCGAGCACTTAAATCGCTGTGATAAGGCATACAGGCTTTCTCAGGTATTTAAATCTGAGACATCGCCTCAACCTAATATGATCCAGCGGATTACAGGGGATACTGACAGGCAGATCATGCAGTCAGATCCTATTAAAGCTGACAAAACATATCGAGAAATTTATCTACGTGAAGTTGATCGCTTAGCTGAGACATTGTATGTCGCTAATTATCGACGTGACGAGGTAAGAAGATACGCTTTTGATCGCTCAGGGTCTGAATACATCATGGCAATTAAAGGTCCAGCCGATACGGCAGTAGGGACAAGAGTTGCACAAGCCGTTGGATCACAAAACTGGAGGTAATCATGGCAACATTGAGTTACGACGATTTTCCAAAAAGCGCTTCAGAAGAAAGAGCGATGAGGAAAAAATTGATTGATGGAAATCAACTCAAGCAGGAAATCAACCAAATTAGCTATCCAGGTGGTGGCTGGGATGGCAATAACGGAGAAGGTAGTGCGGAGAGAAACAAGGCGGAAGCGTTAAATGAAATGAAAGGCAACGCAGGTATTTCTGATAATGCTGGCTTTAAAGGATTATTAAATGACAAGATCGGGTTGCCAATGATCGCAGCAGCAGGAGCAACAGTATTTACTGGTGATGACAATAAATCGAAATTAACGAATGCTGTTCTCGCCGCAGGTGGAGCGGCAATCTTGCAGCAGATGCTAGGCAATAAGGGGCAAGGCCAAGAAACTCCCAGTGCTGAACTGGAGGAACAAAATGCTGATCAATCAAGCCTAGGGGTTGGTCCAGGTTCGGATCAGGACAGCAATAACAGTGATATTTTTTATCAATTTCCATTAGGGGATAACATTACAGATCCAAAAGAAAATCAAGCAAGTAATATCTCTGGTGCATTTAGCGAAGATGCAACCTTCTCTCAAGCATCTAATACAAGTCCAGGCGAAACAACTGAGCTGAATACATTCACTCCAAACAATGAGCAAGGCGTGATGAACGCTCACATTATTAACCCAGGTACAAGTGATAGCGAAGCAAATACATTGAACGCTCAATCAAAAACGAAAAGTTTATTAGATGAATTTAAAAATATACGTATTCCAAATGCATTAGCTAGCGGAGCAATCACGGTATGACTAGTAAGCCAGATCACATGAAGTACAAGGAAGGAACAAAGCGTTCTTTCAGACCTAACGAGTGGTACGTCAACAAGAAAGCGGAAAGTGAAGCCAATCGATACTTCACAGGACAGAAAGGTGGAGTTCCAAATAACCCACAAAACTTTCAGTCCTTCATGCCTGTAGCAGCGCCAGTTAATCCAGCATTATCTATGCAAGGTGATCAGGTGGTGAGGAAGAATCCATACGGTGATGGTGAACAGGTTATTAGTAATGAAGCACCAATATTTACAAGACCAAATCAGAGAGGTTCTTCTTTTGATCCTCCACCAGTTCCAGTAGAGAAACAAGGCAAAATTAAACGTGAGGATTCAAAAGACAAAAGGAAAGGAATGAGTACCTCTGTTGGGCTGATGAAAGCTGGTCCGCTCAGGGATATCTCTCCAATGTAGTTAGCATTTTTAGCTAATGAAATTTCATTAAACTTTAAATAGATAGGTAATTAAATGGCAACGAGTAGTTCAAATAAAATGCCCTTATTGGTCGATAGGCCAATGCATTCATTTGCCACTATTGGTGGAACAGCAGCATTAACCGCAGCTACGAATTTCAATACACCAGCCCCTGCGGGGTTTGCCTTGCTGGTTGATTGCTCGGCAAATGATGGAGCGGTTATTGATAGCTTGTCTATTGTGGCAATGGAAGCGAGTACGACGGCTCGCAATGTTCTTGTTTTTCTCAGCACAGCAACAACTGCTACGTCTATAACAACAGCTAACTCGGCGTATGTAGCTGGAGCAACAATTGGATCAACAGCAAAAGGACAAAGGACGAATATACCTTTACCACCATTAAGTGTTCCTGTTCCTAACTTGGCAAGTCCAGCAGCAACAGCCGCAGCATATCCAAGCGAGACTGATAAGAAGAATACAGGACTTTATGTTCCGTCTGGTGCATTGATTTACGTCGGGGTTGACCAAGCAATTGCTGCTCCAAGTGCCAATACAAGAGTTCACGTATTTGCTCAAGGAGGATTCTTCTAGGTTATGGCTTCATATGCTAATACTGGTGCTTACTTAGATCAGCTCTATCAAGAAAAATTTGGAAGAGCACCAGACGCGGCAGGAAAAGCATATTGGCAAA